ACACCCCGCTAATAATATAGTCAATAAAACGCATATTCTCATTGGTTACTCTTGTCTCGTTGGGTTTCAAGTTCTTTCTTCAGCTTCTCAATTCTCTTTAAATCTGCCGCCATCAGAATTCTCTCTTGGTGAATGTCCATGTACATGAACCCAATGACGGGGAGTACAAGAACAAACAAGAACGCCAACACTATGATGATAATCACATACCCCCATGTGTCACTCGATTTATTGCCCACATCAATCCTGCTATGTAAATTGATACAAAAACTACCGCTACTGTGCAAGCACTTAAAAACCAAGCTTGGTTAGCTAATTCCCTTGCGTCTGCCTCCTTTTGAGCTTTTTTTCTAATCTCTGCTTTCCGTGCAATTTCTTGTTTACTTTTCACTGACCCGATCATGTCATTGACTCGGGAGTAAAGGTCTTTTAACTCTGGGGGAACATGATAAATCATGTATTCCGTCAAGTTTACTCTCATATCTTCCAGTTGGGTTTTAGCCATGACCAGCCGAATAGCTGTCTCATAGGTATCCCCATCTGGGTCAAAAATCTTTTCTATCCTCTCTTCTTCAGTATGGATTGCATCCGAACAGGCTTTGTAGTTTTTAAAAAACGCAACTAACTGATCTCCAATCTCCGTGTAAAGTGCTTGCTCGTCAAACTTTACCTTTTGTTTCTTGCTAGGTTGAGCTGCTTCTTTAGCAGCTGTTTCCTTTTGTTTTGGTTCTGAGAACAGACTTGTGATCCATCCCCATATTCCAGTTACTTCCTTACCAATCTGTTTTACTTCATTGACAGTTTTTTGGACATCTTTTACTAACGCTTTGCCCTCGTTGTACATTGAGCATAGTTCTTTAACCCCCGCAAATGCGGCGTTGGCAGCTTGGAAAAGAAGTATAAACTCAATGGTTAACTCTTATGTTTCTATGAATCGTAGCAAAACTACGACCACGGCAATTACGATACCCGCAACCATCTGGTGGACTGGGGTCAAGGGTAGTTCAAATAGGAAACCTTGCAATACTGAGAGTACTGCAATCACTAAAGCCCATTGAACCTGCTTTGATTTTAGGGTTGTGATGAGTGTGTTCATGGTAAATCCTTAAAAGAAAGCAGTCACATAAATAACGCCAGAACCACCTGCGCCACCATTGTTAGCACCTGAACCTGCCGTACCTCCGTTTCCACCCGTTCCAACAGAGTAAGAATATGTTGCAGATGGGGATGTAATATAAGCTTCTATATAACCTCCAGAACCACCTCCACAACCTGAACCGCCTGTTGTACCTGCGGCAGTACCACCCCCACCGCCACCAGAACCAGAATTAGTTGCTCCTGCTTGACCTGATCCACCACCGACACCACCACCTGCGCCACCAAAAGCAGAAGACCCACCGTTTCCACCTGTGTTATATCCTGCATTAACTGTGTAATCTAAACCACCGCCACCAATTGCTCCTGTTAAAGATATTCCAGTAGCAGGCGAATTTATTGTTGCAGTACCTCCAGCACCTCCAGACCCTGCGCCAGAAGTATTTCCATAAGCACCACCATTGGCAGTTAAAAGAGATGTACCAAATGTTGTCGCACCACCTGAAGTACCAGTAGTAGAAGAGTTTCCTCCAGAACCACCTCCCCCACCACCAACCATCTTAACAAGAAGGTAAGAACAATTAGAAGGAGTTGTGTATGTACCGCTACTACTTGTAAGTACCGTTACTTGCGGTGACGATGACATCATCGCACCTTGAACCTTGGTCAGAGACATATTACACCTTTGCTTGTGATGCTACTTGAGCTTGATAGGCAGAGATTACATCTGTAGTCCATACTGCTTCGCAAATAGCCTTTACTTTAGCATCCTGAGTGCTTACGTCTTCACCAGGGGTCAATACCCACCTAGAGAAGTTACGAGCTATTTCATTGCCAGAGTCTGTTATAACCTGAGCTTGGCGTACTTGTACAACACCGTTCTCTAGGACTTCGATGCGATCTATTGTGGTTGTTGATGCGAGTGTCATGGTGATTCCTTAGAATGATGCTTGGTATGTTGCAGTTAAAATAATTCTTTGCCCACTTAATTGAGCGTAAGTTCTATTGCCTCCAGTATCATCAACTAATCGTATATCAATATAATTAGTATTGTTGTATACAAGATATGTGCTATTAAAAGGATTGGTGTTTGAACCATTATAGTAAGCTAAAGTAGCGCCACTAAACATACTTGTCAAAACAGTAAAAGGTAATCCGCTTATTTGAGCGCTTGCGTTACTAGAATTAGAGCTAAAAGTTACATCGCACATAATATAAACTAGTCTGCCAACTTTTGTATAAGAAGTATTAACAGAACTAAATGTTACTCCACTTCCTCCTGTTGAAACTGGTGTCCAAGTCCCTGTCTCATAGTCATTCTGAGTTGTTGAAGTAGGACTAGCAGTTGTATTTGTATTGTTAAATACAATTCCTCCATTTGCAACAGGAATTACTATGTTGCCACTTGAATTGACAAGGCTTGCTAAGTATTGTGCGTTTGTTGCCATTGTTGATCCTTAAAAATTGGCAAAATATGTAAGCGTGAAACTATAACCTTGTGCACCACTGGATGTAACTGAAGCACTGGGAATGTATAAACCAATAGTATTTGGTTGTCCACTTGAATTATCAATTACTTGCCCAGGAATATTATTTCCACTTGTATTTGCAACTACTCCAGTTGATGGGTCTACATTAAAAGCACTTGCAAAAGGTAAATTAATAATCACATAAGTTAAAGTGCTTGAACTTGTTACAGTACCTGATACATTAGAACTTATTGTTACTTGTCTTCCTATTTTTGTGTAATAAGAACTATTGTACGTTACTGAAGTAATATTTGAAGAAGCCGAAGTTGTTGGAGTCCAAGTACCTGTCTCATAATCATTTAAAGTACTATTATTTATTACTCCAGAATTGGAGTTGTTAAACACAATACCGTTTGTGCCAGATGCAAAGCTCAGGTTACCTGAGATAGTAGGCGTTACTAGCGTTAAGCTAGAAGCTAGGTTACTCGACCCCACACTACCCGCAGTATTAGGTATAGCATTAAGCACAGAGCTAACCAGGAAGCTCTCGACTATTACCGTATCTCCAGATGCCGCTCCACTTGCCAGTACTACCGTAGTTCCATTAGATGCCGTGTAGTCAGATGTAGGGGTTAGCAGTACACCGTTTCTGTATACGTTAATAAACCCAACTGTGTAGCTAGGAGGCGTAAAGGTTGTCTGTGATGCAGTTGCAGTAAAGGTTGTTACTGTTCTGTATGCAGTTGTTGTTACTCCAGATGCAGGGATGCCTAAATACCTTGCAGAGATATTACCTGTACCCGTTGGGGGTGCTTGGGTGAATGTAAGGGTTGTACCAACTACAGAGTAGGTTGATGGGTCTTGTAGTACCCCTGATACGGCAACCAGTACAGATGCTGTGTTAGCAGGAGCCACAGACATTGTAAAGATTTTGGTTGAGTTATCTCCGCTGAACGTATCAACTAGAAACGCACTCTGGATTAATGGATTGCCGATGTACATTTTTTATCCTATTGATTTAGGAGGTGTTGGGTTTGCAACAATTTGACCGTTTTGCAGAATGTATTGACCGCTAATTAACTGGTCGTATTGGGCATCATTTAATTCAATTGCCCCTTGTTGTAAAGGATAGTTATCTTCACGAATCTCTGTCACACCATCTTGACGTACTATTGCGTATTTCATCTTCTTCTCCTTGCCATAATTTGACCAAATGCTGTTGCTGTAGATACAGTAAACTGAGCATATCCAATTAAATAATAAGTTGTGGTAGAAGAAATTGATACTCTAAGCGTTGGAACTACAAATGAAATAACATTGTTTAGAACTAAACCAGATGCTCCATAAGAGAATCTAGTCTCTTGTTCATAAGAAGAACTTAAAGTATCAGATGTTGTACTTATACCTCCTGCTGCGGCAATAAAATTGGTTGTAGATGCGTTATTGATTCCTACCGAACCAAATATATCCCAGTCCCCAGCAGTAAGAGAAATGCTGGTAATTGTTTTTCCTGTAAATGCGCCTGTTGCTGTTGAAAGTGAAACTGCTGAACCTACTGCAACAGTTGAAGATATATATTCACCAACAGTACCCGCACTAGCATTACTACCGTCAGTAACCCCAGTTAATACTAATGGGCTTGTTAACCCCGTCTGATCAATCGTGCTTAGTGGCATCTTCTACCTCTTTAGGCTTTTGTTGTTCTTGCACTTCTCTAGTAATAGCATCTATGAGTTGTCTAACTTCCCTGTGAGGTTGGTTATCTAGATACTGCATGAGTCCGTTGAATACCTGTGCTGAGAGTTTGATTTGTTCCATTTTAGAATCCTTCTATGTTGGCGGCTTTGAGTTTACTAGACATTTCTTGAATTGCTTTTACAAGCACTGTAACCATTCGACCATAATCAACGCCTTGGTGGGCTTCGTTTCCATTTGCATCAACAGCATCTTTTTCACCTGTGACAACCAATGGAATAATTGCCTGAACTTCATGTGCAAGAAAGCCAATCTCATTTTTACCTACATGAATCCCAGACTCTTCACCTTTTTGATATGACGCATCTTTTATCTTATATGAAATCGGTCTTAATTGATTTACTTGAGTTAAAGCACCGTCTGGATAATTAACAACATTTTCTTTGATGCGGTAATCTGATGCGTTTGTATAAGAACCAGAATACAAAGCAGGATATGTGTTATTCCATATGAAACCTGTAGTACCGCTAGTGGTAACAATTCCAATTCTTACATCAGTAGTGGCTGTCGTTGATGAATTGTGTTGACCAATGCCCCATAGTGGACCCAAGTCGTTTCCTACAAATACTGGAAACCCAGGTTGCCCCGAAGCAGGATAGTTAAAGTTAACAAAACAAGTTGATACAACACCTCCACTTATGTTTCCGGTTCCTGGTATAAAAACAGAACCTTTAAGATAAGCGGGAGCACTTCCTGAACCAACAATAAATGTACCACTATTATCTAGTGTCATTCCTGTTGTCCAAGTTAATGCAGTACCTGCACTACCTGAAGCCGCATAGCCCCATGTAGTTGTGCCGTTTGCATTACCAACATCAAACCTAGCTGCCGCACCCGTGGCTTGGTATTTCCAACCAGAGTTATAGTAAGCATTGGCAACTATGCCCATAGAACCATTAGCGTTAGACCATAAAGAGCTTCCTGCGTCATAAACAGATAATGACTTACCAGTATTCCATGTTGAAGGAGTAACTCCTAATCCAAAGTTACCATTAACATCAATAATAGCCGCATCGGTCGCACCACTATTGACTACAAAGTGGATTGGATTATTGCCGTATGTACCCAGAACTAAGTCTGTTGATGCGGATGCTAAATATGTATACCCTGCCTGGCTGAACGACCCTGTCCCAGAGAATCCAGAACTGTTGATACCAAACTCACCGTAATTTGTTGTGGATGTACCGTTATTGTTTGATACGTTAAAGTTGGTTGAAGCATTAGCACCAGAACTCAAGTTTTGTAAGATTATCTGGTTGTAGCTATTGACGTTAGATGCAAACGTCTGGAGAATACCTGTATCCGTATAGCCAATCGTAGAACCGACAAAGACTGGTCCTGCTACCTGATATGAGCCTGTAGGAACAATCGTTTGTGTGATTAAACTCGTGTACTCAACCCAGATGTTATTTGTTCCGCTTGGGGGCGCAGAGCTAAATGTGATTGTGTTACCAGATACTGTGTACGCTGATCCAGGATTCTGATCTACATTAGCTACATTAACAATCATCTGATATACAGACGCTACTGGGCGAGACAGCGTGAACGCAGTCGTGCTTGCATTACCGCTGAAGAAATCTACCTGCGGTGTAAACCCTTGGGTTATGACGGTGTTGCCAATGTACATATTAGGTTATCTGTAAAACGGATAAAACAGCATCCATAGAACTTGCAGTTCCAGAGACAACGGTGAAAGCATCGCCAGTATTGAGAACCACCTTACCATCCCCGCCAAACAAAGCTAAAGAACCTCCTACAGGGATAGTCGCACTATTGACCAGGTAATAGTTAGTAGCTGAAGCAGTGATGTACACGCTTGCTGTAATCGGGCTAGATGTGGTGTTAGCCAATGTCAGTCCAATCGCTGTGGTCTGCGTTGCAGACGCGGCAGTGACAAGCACAACCGGGGTTGTACCTACTGACTTTGAGACGTACCGTGTAAATGTATTTGCCATGTTTTATCCTAAAGCTATGCTCATTGCGACTGCCGTTCCAGCCGGATCGACTTGAAGATTTGATTGTGCCCCAGAGATTGTCGTTGCTCCTGTACCGCCGTATGCTAACGGTAGGCCACCTGACCCCCACTGAACGTTGTTTGGCATAAAGGCATAACCAGCCCACCCACCAGTGGCTGTAGCATTAGACGTAGAGTAGAAGTACCCCGCTGCACCAGTTACCCCAACAGCAAGAGTATTACCACCACTGTCTTGAATAGTTACGCTACCTGTAGAGTCATTGTCGATGATGTACGCTGTACCTACAGGAATAGTTGTCTCATCAGGCAACTTAACAGTTTGATTAGAAGTACCTTTGAAGTTTTGAATATATGTTGACGCAACAGTCATAGTGGTTGTGCCACCAGAAGTTGTTACTGCTGTATATCCAGGAGAATCGTTGTTATACGAGACGTTTCCATTAGCATCTTTAGCAACTAATCCACTTGCTGCATTAAGCGCATTAGCTAGGGCTGTAGCAACACCAGTACCAGGAGTTACTTGAGCGATTGCAGTTAGACCAGCAAGAACAGTATTAAGATTAATAAAGTTAGTATCAACTTGGGTATTTGATAGGGGCGAACCTATTACGGTAGCCCCCGTACCCGCAGTCGATCTTGTACTTATCGTTGTTGCTAATCCGGTCATAACTTATCCTTAGCTAATTGTGATAGCCCAAGTGATTGACATAGAATCTAGTGCGCCTTTATTGACCACAGAAAAAACTGTATGAGCAAGCATAGTTCCTGCACTTGAGGCGTTAAAAATACCAGCTTCGGTTACAGCACCTGTACCAACACCAGCGCCTAAAGTACATACGTATGTACCTGTTGTGCCTGTATATGTATTACTTGTATTAGCAGTGCGTGAACCAGAAATCTCAGCGCCAAGTGTCGTATCACCAACAGCAGCTGCTGTAGTACTGGTGCCAACAGACATATAGTTCATCACGGTTTGACTTGTATCAAACATACGGGAAACTATAAACTGCTTACCAACAGTAGTCACCAAGTTAGACTGAGTCTGTTCCTTGATTTTCCCATCGGGGCCAAATAGTTCGACAGTAACTAAACCAGTTACTTTAATTGTTTCTTCGTTAATCATAATAACCCCTTAAGAAAATGTTGCGTAAGTTCCGACATAATCAGCAGCAAAATACGTAATGTCGCAATACCCTTGAGAAATCAACGAGCCTGTACTTGACGTTGATGCTGAATCTGAAAATGCCTTACTTACTGTCTGGCTGTAATTATCGCCTGAAACTGCCGAATCAGCAAAGGGTTTGCTAAGTAATTTAGCAAGTGATTCACCAGCCGTGAAAGAATCGGAAAGAACCTTTGTGTATGCTCTGGCTAATTGCTCAGTTGCTGTAGCCGAATCTGCCAGTCCTTTGGTATTGGAGAAATGCAAAATCTCAGAGCTGACAACCACATCGCTTCGAGTATCGGCAAATGTCCAAGTCAGACCTTGGTAAATACTTGTATCTATCGCCGTAACTGCGTCTGAAAAAGACTTGGTAAGCAACTTTCTAGCAGAGTCTGTTGGCGTAACTGGGTCAGCCCAGGTGTAAGTTCCTGTGTAATCAGCAGCAAAATATGTCGGATCAGCGTAACTCTCTACAAGAACATTAACTGAACCAGCCTCGTAGTAAATCTTAAGGAAGTTTTTAGCTAAAGACTCTGAGGAAGTAACGCTATCAGCAACCCCTTTCTTGGGTAACTTGCTAAAGTTATCAGATGTAGCAACAGAGTCAGCGTAATTTCTACGGTACTGCCAAACAGTAGTAATCGTGTCATTAGCAGTTGCCATCTCGGTCAACTGCTTAACAAACGTCATCCTAGTGACTTCGTAATCCGATACAGATACAGAATCAGTGTAATTACGATAAAAATGCAAGCTAACGACTGTAGAGTCAGATACAACAACTGCATCAGGGAAGTATTTAAACCGACCAGAAGAGTCTGTAATTGTTGTAGCTACAAGCTCAATATACTGGATTTGAGCTACTGGAAGCGTGTAAGAAACATTAGCAACAGGAGATACGTAAGTCGCCGTAGCCAAAGGGCTTACGAACGAAACACTTACTGATAGGGCTTCCCCATTGCTAGTTGAATTAAGCATTAAAACTCAGCTTTTAACTGGAACTTTAAGGTTTGATAAACTGTCTGGACTGTACCATTTGCGTACGTAATTACGATCTCTCCCTCATAGCTACCAGGAGTGCCTGCAAACATAGCTGGTGTAGAAGCTGGGAAAAAAGCAATTTGCCCCGCAGCACCGTTTGTAACTACCCCAGGGGCAGTAGCTTGAAGTGTTGTTGACCCAACAGGGCGTATTTTTAAAACAACAGATGCCCCTGTCAGACCGACTGGATTCCCAGTTGTCTGGTCAGTAATCGTACAAACAATCGTTGGCCCTGTGTCGTTTTGGACAACTTTAATGATATTGCTCATGTCCACCTCTGGAATTCAATATTGACAGCAGCACGAGTTAAGCCACGGTTAACTCTTTCCCTAACCTCGTTTGTTGCGTCAAAGAAACGTTTTCTGTAGTCCATTGCTGCTTTAGGATCGTAATACGGCTGACCTGGAGTGCCATAAAGGCGTGATCTTGCGCCAAAACAAATCTGCTCTAAGAAATGCTCGTAAATAGGGTACGCAACAGTTGTAGACACCCTAGTCGGCGCTTTAGCTACCAACACCTGCATGGGTGTTAATGGGTTAGTAAATGATGGCCTGGGCACGATATTCATCACATGGTTTCTACGTCGGTAGAAATAATATGGCTGTCCCTGCATTGTCTGCCAGTCGTTGGCTCTGTAAATTTTTGTAAGTTGCTCGACTGACTTGGGTATCAATAGTACGTCACCGTACCAGGCTTCAATAATATCGACTACCGTATATGTACCGTCTATATATTGCCCAAGATCATACCAATCAATATTAGCTATAGGCGTAATATTACTTACGTTTTCTTGAAGATACCTAGTCTTTTCGCAAAACTCAATTGTTGCATTTCTAATAGCTTGAGTAACCACGAGTTCAGGCACATCAGGCAAATACGGGATAAGCTCTGACATAAAGAGGTCGTAACTGACTTCTGTATCTTCATAAAAACTCATGAATCAGTTCCTCTAACAGCAGGATTACGTACGCCAAGAGCATTGTCAGGTGCAACTTCTTTCTCTGACTTGTCTTTGACAGCGATAGCAGCAGTAAATGTAGACAAATACAACTGCGCAAGTTGAAGACCTGGTGCATATTCAGCATCTTTGCTACATGCTCTATACATTATGTAGTCAAGAAGAGCAGATGCGAACACATCAAAAATCGGGATAACTTGGCTAAGCGTCAAGTTGGTAGGCTGTTGGGAATAATTTAACTCAATGTATTGACCGCCTATCTGGGGCGGATAAACATAGAAAGCCATTTGGTCTTCTATGTCATAAATAAAATTCTTTACTTCTGCAGTCGCTGTATCTGTATGCCAGTAAGGATTGAAAGAATCCATGACTTCACGAGAGATTACACGGATAGCACGACCAGGAGTTGCGCCGTCAGAACCCATATTTCTATGAACACGAAGCAACATCCACCCATCGCTAGGTATGGATTGCCTTGTGCCAGCAACAAGCTGGACATTAGATATCTTAGAGGTAGCATTTGGCTGCATCGTCACAATTTGACGAAGGCCATCATTTAACCACCCTAAAAGCTCGGCAGAAGTCCACCGTACGTTAGCGACGTCCGTTAACTGCAGTGCTGCATTATTAACAATGGTTTGCGCTGTAATAGTTCCCATAAATCCTCATAGGAAAGTAGGGGCACAAGGCCCCTACAGATTAGCCAGCGTGTGCTGCGAACCAAGTCAGTCCATCTGATGTGATGAACGTTGTTGATTTGACTGTTGTGATACCGAATGGTAAGTTTGCTGTACCGTAGTTAATTGTTCCGCCAAGAGGGGGATAAACCAACAAAGTATTAGCACCATTGTTGAATACAGTAATAAAAGCAGAACCTTGGTTCGTCAATTGAGCTGTATTGAATGTAGTACCAACAGTATTGAAGTGAGCAATATCATTTACGATCTGATATGGCTGACCTGCTCCGCCTGTAAGCGCTGTAACTGCAGTTGTAGAAGTTTGGCTTGTACCACTTCCAGTTACTGTAGCTGTTTGTGAGTTTGCAGTGCTTAAAACAATTGGGCCGCTATAGTCACCGCCAGAAACCTGAGCTGCTGTATTAGACCATTCGCCGACGCTAACAAGTTTTATTTGTGATGTCATTTTTTCACCTATTAATTTGGGTTGGAAAGAACGGGGCCGAAGCCCCATTCATCTATTAGCCTGCTGCTACCAACAAAGCCAAACCGTTAGGTTGAGTAACTTGAGTACCATAAACATTCAAGCCACGAACCAATGTACCGAAATCATTGGGGTTCTGTAAGCTCTCAACTTTAGCAATTTGTGATGCAAAAGTGATTGCAGACTTATGTCCAGCAATGATAGCGTGACGCTTTAATGCACTGGCTTCAGTTCCAGTAGAACCGTTGGGGTTTGTCCAAGCGTTACCTGCTGTACCTCTTGGTACTAAGTTAGACACATAAACAGTGAAACGGTCGATCATACCGATCTTGCCATTACGGAGAATAGAAGAAGCATCACCCATAAACTGAGCCTGAGCCAAGTTAGATTGCATGAGGATTTGACGCTCTGTAGGAGTAATGATTAACCAACGATCTGTCTCAGGAACATTAGACTCGTCCAATACGCTTGACAAAGCTGTGATGCTTTGGAGAATATTAGAAGCTGTCAAAGTTACAGGAGCCAAGTCAGTACCTAGGTTGAAAGCACCAGAAATAGCACCAGCTGTAGCTCCTTGGTTAGCAGCTGCACCTTGGTTGAAGTTTGTGTACAGAACGTCTTTGTCGATCTGAATCTTCATTTGCATAGAAGCGTCATTGGTGAACATGTCCATCAATTTTGGCTTTGATTGGAGTTCAAGAACGTTGTTAACGTTAACACCGAAGTACTTACCATGATTGATAGTCAAAGTAATCGTGTTTGGAGCTGGAACGTCATAGTTCAAAGACTGACCAACACTATAAGAATAGATGTTGATTGTTGGGATTGTATTGATAATCACGGTATCACCCATACCAGTGATATCGCCTTGCCAATCAGTATTAGCGATTTCGCCGAAAACTGTAGCTGCGTAGAATTTCTGAGCTAATTTACCAGACCAAAGGGCTGGAATAAATGAACCAGAATAGGCTGTGCCTGAGTAGGCAACCTGACCAGCGGGGCTGTTAAAGCCACCAGAGTTAATGGGATAGGCTGCTGCTGCGGTAATTGTTGACATGATTTACATCCTTTAAAAAACAAATTGTGGGATGCAACCAATGTGGGTGTACTATCTTATACGACCTTCAGCAATGGCTGCATGGATATCTCTTTCCATTTGAGCCGCTTGAGTTTCGTCCAACATACCCCTTCTCCAGTCTTCGTAAAATTGCGTTATTTGGTTTTGATCCCAAACAGGCTTACTATCTGAAGTAGCAGGTGGTGGCGAATTTTTCGAGCGAGTCGGTGCTACTTGACGCTGAAGCTGTTGCTGTCTAGTCTGTTGGGTTTGCTGCGCAGGTGCTAATGTGGCTTTATATTGTTTGAAAATATTAGCCGTACGGGTTACATCCAAGTTCTCAAACGCATTATTAAGTGCTACTTGTCTTGGTAGGCCATAGATCGGATCGACTTCAGCTAACCAGGATAAAAACCCTTGGTCAACATTCATTGCTTCCCAATCAGGAACTTGCTGTGCTAATCCGGAAAAGAGGCGGTCTTTATCAGATACCACTTGTCTTTCACTAACATTACCAAGTTTGCCTTGTAACTCTTCAATCTTAGCGGTCAACTGAGCTTCACGATTTCGGAAATCCGATACCTTGGCTTCAGTAGCCCTGTCAATCAAATCCAACAAATCAGGCCCAAAGGCTTCTTTGTCTTGTTCAGTGATAAGAGACTTAACGGTAGCTTGAGCAGGTGCTTGCTGTTGTGTTTTAGCTACAGCATTTTCTGCAATGAGCTGCTGGAGTTGTCCATTCATCTCACGCACTTGCGCATGTAGCCTAGGTACTTCAGCGTCGTACATTCCTTTTAAAGTTAGGTACTTGCGTTCCCATACTTCTTCAGAAACTGCTGGCTTCTGTTCTGTCTCTTGCGAAACGGTTTGCTGCGGTTCTGGATTAGGAGCTGGCGGATCGTTTGGTGGTGGATCATTTGGTGTAGTCTCCGGGGTTTGCCCGGTCTGCCCATTTAACTGTGCTACCAACGCATCTGCTGCGTCAACTTGTTCTTGAACTGCTTTTGGCAATGCCATTTCTATCTCCTTCGCTCCGACTACGCTTCAGAACTCCGCCTTGACGGTCTGTTCATATTCGCTTACGGTCTGCTACTTGGTTTAAATTTTGGTTTGTGACTCTGTGCTCCGACTTAACGGTCTGCTCAAGGTCTGCGGGTTTTTGCTAGTAAATTACCAGCATCCTCAATGTACCCAAGGATTTCCTTGAGTTCTAAGCTTCGGCCTTGCAACCTAGACTTCATTGATTCATTCTGCTCGATTGAAAGATTCTCTAAAGTTTCTAACCTTCGAGCTTTTAAGAATTCTAACAGAGGTTTCATCTCTTCGGAACGTAGCAGTGAAAAACATCTTGCTACTCGCTCGTCAATGCGAACCACTTACTTTGACATTCCGTCTGTTTGGGCTTCTTCAACGTGGTACTCTTTTCCACCACGCTTACCGAGTTCAAAGTTGCCGCCGTCTTTACCGCCAGCGCCTTCAGACTTGGAGCCTTTAGACATACCATCACCGTGGGTGGTTTCTTGAGTTAGCTCTTTACCTTCACCTTCGCTTTTACGCATAGGTTTGTAATCGCCCTTGACGTTTTCTTCAGAAAAACCTTTTTTCTCGTTAACTTTCATTTAAATACTCCTTTGTGTGAATTATCTACGATGAACGAAGTTTGTCAACTACCAACCCCGGCTTGAGGCGCAAAGTTGTTAGCTACTGGCGCTCCGTTCATCAATTGAGCACCCATAGTGGGTTTGGGAGGCGTACCGCCCGCTTGTGCCTGGCCCATCTGCTGGGCCATAGCTGCTTGTTGTTCGGCTTGCTGTTGAGCTTGTTGGTTAGCCATTTTCTGTTTAATGATCTCAACAGGCGGCACAATTTTATCAGGGTTAAGTTCCAGTTGCTTAGCCATTTGGCGTAAAAGCTCCGCAATTCCGTCCATGCCAACAACTTGTTCAACCACTGGGCTTTGAAGCGCCATTTGCAAGAACTGAGCTTGACGCTGAGCAGCTTGCTCTTTAACCATGATGGCTTCAGCACCGTGAGCACGTACGTTAACGTCGCCCTTCAAGTCTGGATCATCTCCGTACCTCATGTTGTAGAAGTACAACCTGTCGATGGCTGGCTCAAGAACATTCTTGTCGATATTGCCTACAACTTGCTTGATAGACTTACCAGCGTTGCCCATAAGCATAGACATACCAGTTGCTGTTCTACCCGCACCGCCCGAAGCACTATCTCCAGTCATATAGCGTGGAATACCTGTGTACTCATCTGCTAAAACGGAAAACTTCTCGTAGACTTCCATGAGTTCAGCAGCTAACGAATTAGGCTGGAAGAACTGCATCGGAGGAGCAGAACCTGCAAGTGGGTCGCTAGTAACCTGCCAAATCTTCCAAGGGAACATCTGCGTTAAGTTTTCACCCTGGGGTAGACGATCTACGTTGTAAACAACCTGAGGGCCAGATGCAATAGACAAGTTATTGACTAAAGACCTTGCAGCAGCGTTACAGACGTCCTGGGTATCTCTGGCTAGGTCAGCTACTGAATTGCCCCAAAAAGCCCCTGGAATCTCTTCGTAAGACGCTTTAAAGTATGGTTTACGACCAAGTGGATCAGGATTGATAACAGCTTTAATAACCCAATTACCAACAGTCCATACTTCTACAGGGTAATCAAGAAGAGCGTCTGGAACTTCTTCGTCGTCCATTCCCCAGTCAAGCAATAGTTGTCCTTGTACATTTCCCCAAAACTGAAGCGCATCAATCAACTCAGACGGGTTTTGCTGAACGCCCATTGTTGACTTACCTTCAGCAGCGGCCTTGTTCATGTCAACGTAAATCCAGTCACGTAGACCGCCTTTACCGTATTCTTCTAAAACGCCCCTGATTGCTCCGTCGCTGTAGCCTTCTACGCCAAGCAAAGCAACTAGGTCTCCCCTGTGAAGCTTATGTCTCTCGATTAAGTAGCCGTCGTCAATGTAGGACGAGTCAGCAGCTGGATAAATATTAAACGGGTCAACTCTTTCCCACTCAAGGGTTAACTCATCTTTAATGTCAAGAACGTAATCTTTGCCTTTCCTAACCCATTCCATTTTAGGCTTTTTGCGAACAACAGGCCCTTTTAAGATCGCACTTGGGAAGGTAACAATATCATCAATGAATTCTGTAAACGCTTTTACCCAGTTGCCCTGCGACAGCTGGTCTTCCATCTTAACTTCCATGCGCTCACATGTGCGCCATGCAACATCCTTCATATGCGACATAGCCGCATCTTTCATCTCAAGCAAACGCTCACGTACTTGTTGATCTGTAGGAGGCTGACCGCTTAGGTAGAGCTGTTTAATCTCTTGCTCAGCTTGTTGAATAATATTCTCAACCTCGTTAGGCGGTAGGTCTGGTATCGGGCTTGGCTCTATTGTCCAAGGTTTATCTTCTGATGCTTGTAGTAATGTATCTTTTAGCCAGCTCGATGCAGCCCTGCATTTGTTGGCTGTAAGCATCATGTATATCGTTGAGCTTCCCTGCTCACGCAACTGAGCTAATTTATCGGGATCATATTCACCTCTACGCTGGCGAACACTTTGAAGCATCTTATTTTCTGCAGTCTGTTGCTTTGCAAGCATCGCTGCTGTCCATTTCATCTTGACATAACTTGCAAGACTACGGACTAAGGTTGAAGAGTTCTCTATCTGCGCTTTCGCTCGCTCTTCTTGCTGAATAGCTTTTAATGACTTAATGTTTACTAGCCCGCCGTAGTTCACAGAACCCGGCGCAGCTGAATTAGTCATGTTTAAACCTAATTGCATATTAATTCCATACGTAAGGTACTTTGTGAACTTTCACCGCCTTCTTCTCCCATGCGTCGCCGTTAACATTTCCGTCGGCATGTAGACAAGCATACTGATGAGCATCAGCAATGTGTGAGTGCGAATTTTTCTCCGGCTTGTCGTCAGCTTCGCCGTTTTGTCGTATTTTATACCTATACCCGCCTCTTAGTGCAGGAATTAAATGTACACAACTCGGATCAATCAGATGACCAGGCTTGCCGTCAACCGTTCGAGTGAGGAATTTATCAACTGCGTTCACCCTTGCAACAACGCTGTTTGACTTGGCTGAAATGACTCTAAACCCCTCGGCTTTCAAAATATCAAAGACGCTTTTCTCATCTGTCTGCGCCCGCTGACTACCTGCCGGGTCTCCGATGATTAGCACATTCATACCAGGAAACTTGTTGGCAAGCAGCGGTTTTAGCTTCTCTCTACTAAACCGTAAAATGCCCATACCTTCTGAAACAATGTCTGCAAACGTAAGTAATCTACCCTGCATGTCTACCTGATTTATGGTGCAAGCTGGAGTTAACCCGAAGTCCATTCCAATAATTAACGGGTGGGTCGCAAGTTTTATATGAGTCAGTGGTTTTTTAGCAACATGGATATCTCTATCAAACGAACCAAACACAGGTTGACCACTTAAAGATTTACCAAACTTACCATGAACGTATACGTCAATCCAGTCGTCTGACTTGCCTTCACACAGATTTTCGTAATACCCATCGGGCAAAAACTCAACCCAGTCAGCTTCTTGCGATAGCCCTGATGGCTGTATTGTCACGTGCATGTTGCTTGCAGGATCAGCAAGTAATTTTTCCCAAAACGTATCAGCGTCCGGTGGGTTAGTAGCTCCCCACACTTTGTGAACCTGCTTGCCGTTATCATCACAGGCTCCAACACCGTTCATGGTTTTGTCAGGATATCTACCTAGACGACCCGTTAGGGCATTGTAAATATCAGGATTTATTTCCCTGAACTCATCCATAACTCCGAAAGTAAGCTGTAGAGATAACAAGCGCCGTACATCATTAGCATCATCCAGCCCCCTGAAAAGAATCTCACACTCTACGTCGTTGAACTTGAGCAAAAATTTACTGTTCGTCTTCTCTAAGATACCTGCTTCCCCGTCTGGAAACCATTTTAAAAAATCAGGGATTGTCGTATCCCATAGCATCTGACGAGTATTACGAATGACAGCGCACCGACTGCGGCGTATGCCGTCACTACCAGCTTTAATTTTTGCTGCTTCATAGCTGATCTTAATTAATGAAGCCGTTGTTTTTGTCGAACCAACGGGGCCAACAACGAAGTTAGCAGACTTCTCACTGGTTAAGAACGGTACAACTGAAGGGCTTGGTGTGTAGACTAGGTTAGCCATCTATTGTTACAGGCTGTGAACCTTTGGGTATATTGATCGTAATACTAAACTGTGGTTTGCCGTCCCCAGCACTAGCTTCTTTCTTAGGCGCTTTGATCCCTGCAATCTCAACGAGCGAGTTAAGCACTGCTTGCTTTTGAAGAATAGTACTGTCTGTACCTATGGTTTGCTTGAATAACTCATTCATCAACTGATCTGCCATAAGGCCAGCTTTAAGCCTAAACGTAACGCCTTCTTTCTCAAACTGCGCACGTTGATTTTGAACCGCACTAATGAACGGCCCCCACTGAGAGATTTGCTCCCAGCGTTCATCAGTCAAGCCTAAGCGTCTTGCAATATCGGCCGGATTCTCCAACCCTGCAGCACACTCCCACACCAACTGGGGCGGGACATCCAACGTTACATGAGGCTTACTAATGTCTGCTGGAAGCGCAAACTCGTAGTTATCTAAAAACCTAGATAGATCGTCTTCATCCATTTTGCTTTGGTTTTGAATTAGCAAGGAATCCATTTAGCGCTCTCCTCATTAATTCCGACATCGTCAGTCCAGTTTCTTCAGACTGCTTACGCAGCTCAATGATAAGAGGCTCAGGTAAATAAAAGTTGTATCGTTTCATTTAGCATTTCCAAGCTTTGAGAGACTTATTAATCCTTGAATCAGGATCATTCTTCTTCTCTGTACCAGTCAGCTTCTTTTTCATTCCTTCCATACGAGCACAGAAAGAATCTTTGCGTGGGCCGCCTTCTGGTTGTGGTGGTTTAAGGTTGTGACCTTCTTTTTTAGCAGAGGCTCTCCCCTTGGCGTTTAGACCGCCGTTAGGATTTTTGCCTTCCTTGCGTTGCCAAGCGGGAGTTGTAGCCATTATTTTTTCCTTAGTTTACCTAGTGTTTCTGCTAGACGAGCTTCCTTGCCTTCTTTACCAGGCTTCTTAGCCGCCGCTTCAAGCTTAGCTTTAGGAATCTTTTTACCTTCGGGTACTCCAAGTTTTTCATGCAAAGCCCCTTTGTTTTTTGTTGCACCAGCGATCCAATTTTTTGTAGCCATGATTACTTTCCTTTCTTAGCGTACATTGCAGGAGACTCTTTACCAGACTTAAGTCGTTTAGCTTCAGCCATCAAAGTTTTAGAAGAGGCTTTCTCGCCTTCACCCTTTTCACCTTTAACGTACTGCTTTGGTGTTATTTTACCTTTGCGTACATCTTTAGCTTCTGTCATCTCTTCACGCTTGGTCTCTTTACCTTTGAATATTTTTTTCAGATTGGTAGCCATGTCATCCTCCTGTGATAAAAGTTGTATTATCATACACAACGCAACGTTTTTGTTGTTTTTAATTTTTTCCGGAGAAAAATTATGCTAGACCTTATCGAGACAATGCTGCGTGAATTTCGTGTATTTTCCCAAGATTTTTATACTTTTCGTGACCAAATGCAAGCATTTATTGACTCCCAGTCTGCGGTTACTGATGCTGTGGCTCCTGCTGTTGCTGATCCCGTTCCTGCCGTGGCTGCTTCAGAGCCTACTCCAGCTCCAACTGTCGAGCCAACCCCATCTGTTGTAGACAATGTTGCTACTGCTGATACTGTAACTATTGAAGTTACCCCAAGCGCTTAAGTCTTAGACAATTTAGTGCTGCCCACTTCGGTGGGTTTTTTTATGGGCGCTCGGTATTTGTTGTGGCTAATATACACAACATGTAAAAATTTGACCTTGCGATGTGTGAAACGGATAAGGTGGGGGGCGGCGTGTCATGGGCGTGTCCCTCTCCCTCTCCCCTGCTGTCGTTTGTCGGGTAGAAACCATTAGTGTAGGGACGATCGTGTCTCTCGCTTCAAGCTCATTAAATTGGCGACGTGTTTATATTTGTGCGGTACTTCGTGCCTTTGCCTTAGTGCATCAGGTCAAGTGTCGAGAACATGGGTATATTTGCGTGAAGTTTAATCATTAAAAATTCGACTCTCGGATGTGGCTAATGCGTGTGCATTTTCGTCCCGAGCGCTCTTTGTAGGTGAGCGTGAGCTAACTACCGATATTACCCTTGCATCATCTAAACCCCTAGGGGCATGGTGTAAACACACACGGCAAAGTGTGGCAAGGGGATTTTAATGTGTGTCTTAATCCTAGGATACACATACACAATCAATTTACTTAAGGGGAAACTCATGGAAAATAATCAGCTCACAATTATCGACGTAGATGCAACTTACTCATTGTCGGTTAAAAAGCCCGAGAAAGTCGGTTCGCTATCAATGCTTATCGCCTTCGGTGATTCGACTAGCCGTAAGGGTGTAGCCGAAGATCTTTTAACTCGCCAATACTTAAGTGGTACTTATCGTCCCGTACTTCGTGACCTTGGCAATAATTTGCTTAACTCTAAAACAATCGTATTCTTTCCCGAGATTACCGAATCTGGTGCATTGAATAAAACCCGCTTTATTGACGCATGTAAACGCCTCTATAACGCATTGAACAATGGTAAAGAGTTAAAAGGTAAAAAGGCTTTTTACTTCGGATTCTTAAAGCATGTAGTTGAAACTGCTACTGTTCGTGAAACTGTTCTTGAGGCTTAAATTAATCTATCCTAGTCACGATATTAAACTGACTAACACTTAACAACTTATTGAGGATTTTATTATGCGAGTACATTTATTGCCTAAGGGTGTAAGTATTGCACCATTGCCTAGTTTAGTTAAGATTGAACCTGTAAGCAAACTCCAAGGTGGTTTACCGCCTGTGCCGTATCGTTCAGCTAATCGTGCTATTGTCGGATTTCATAAGCGTTCAATCGTTCGGTGGTCAGCGTACACCAAGTCGGTTCGTGCCCCATCAGCGCCAAAAATCATACGATAAATGAATATTCCAGTGTATTCTTATAGAATAAATAAGAGAATATTTGAAATGTGTTGATTCTATTAGGTTTTTTGGTATGAATATTCCAATATTCCAATATTCTATACAAATACATACATATATACATTTATGTGTCGGTCTAATCGGATGATGAAATGCGGATACATATAATCCATTACATACATCACACACGAAAGTCGTCTGACCCTTTTCAAAACTTGGAATATTGGAATATTCAAAATCCGAATTCTCAAGATGCCCTATTCATGGGGCTTTCCGTGTAAGTAATCACTCACGAGAATATTCCAGCCCTAAAAATCATTGGAATATTCACCCCATCGAATTCTTTAATCTCACTCCTGCTATGCAGGAGTATACAAGTCAATTTCCCTGTTGTCAACTGGCTTGTATCTTTTCAACGACAACAATCCAAACTTACTTACGGAGCACCTATCATGGCTTTAAATTACTTAACCCTACGCATAGACAACCCCGAAAAAGCTGACATTGACTACGACTTTGAGGAGTTCGTGATCGACTTTCCCGAGATGGCGGACTACATCATGGAGGAGGAACGCCACTTTACTTGTTATCTCAACCAGTTAACCATGCCCCATAACGCATTGAATTGGAGGAATTATGTTTGAAAAAGTAATACAAATTAATTATGTCGGATTGACTGCGCTATCGTCGATGATGATGTGTGCGGGTGCATGGAATCAGACAAGCTACGCATTAATTAACCAAGCCTTATTGGCTTTTGGTGCGTTCATCTTTGGAATAGTAACTGCAAAGGCGGTCAATCATGGAGACTAAACCCACAATAACTGTACAAGTTAAACCTGTATACGGGAATGTCCTAATATATCCTGTGTGTACAAACGCTACACTATTTGCAAACCTAACCAAGACTAAAACACTGAGCAAAGCAAACCTAAAGGATATCGAATCCCTTGGGTATGAGGTAATTAAACAACCATTCACTGGGGAGTAACATGGAAGATTATCACTTACCTATCTGTACCAAATGCTATGCAGTAAGGGTAGAACCACATCGGGCTAAGATGCTACGACCAACTTGTATGTCGTGCGGTGAAGTACTTGCCAAGGAGGTTAAGCGTACAGTTGTGCCCATGCACAAATCAAACTATCTACTCATTACAGATTTAAATGATCTTAAGGGTATCAACAACAAAGGAGGTAACTTTAGATGATTAAAACATTTAACGTATATATAAGCGAGACGTATTCAGGGTATGTAACTATTGAGGCTGACAACCCTGAGCAAGCAGAGGAGTTGGTGCGGGATAAGCTAGTAAACGGAGACATCAACCCAATGGAGGAGTTTGACGGAGACACAATGATTGAGGTAACTTTAGATGATTGAGTTAATGCAGGACTACAACTATAAATTGTTCGCATGGTTTGCATCTCGACTTGATGCACGTCGCCTTATAAGGGAGAACTGTGCGAGGATTCACCTATCACGAACCAACGGAGTCAGACCATGAAGTCAAACTATAAACGCTACACCGTCGCAGGTGTTGGTGGTATTAATTGTAGATGTTGTGTCTCTTATGGTGCAAAACCTACATATAAGAAGCAAGCCAAGCGTAGATTCAACGAATCAATCCAACAACTAATCCTTAAGGAGATCGCAGATGGAGACAAGCCAACTAAATCTATGGGTAGAAATACCATTGAAAGTGACTAAAAATGAAACTATTTAAAGAAAAACTAATTCACTTTTCGATCAACCTATTATTGACTGTGGTATTTATTGGCATAGTCATGAGAATCATCTGGCTCATATCCTGAGCTAGTCAGTAACTAATTAAGATGAACATAAGCATAGAACTTATGAGTATAGAGAGGTGCTAGGGTTTTCCCTAGTACGAAATTCCCAAACTAACTAACGGAGTAATCCATGAAATATTCAGATATTGAGCGTTCAGTCAAAGCCAACTTTGCCAAGGGTAATTTACTTGTACCCTACATCGTGGGTAAACCAGGTGGTGGTAAGTCATCCCTTGCCCGTGCAATTGTCAAGTCACTTGGCATCAAACCCGAGAGAGTTGTGGAGTTTAATCCATCACTTCGTGACCCAGTGGATATCATGGGTATACCTAGAACCGATGCGGATGTAGCCAAGTGGGTTCCGATGCCTGAGTTTTACCGTATTCGTGACGATGGTATCAATGAGCCGTGTGCGTTAATCATCGAGGAGTTAAGCGATGCGCCTATACCGATGCAAAATCCCATGTGTCGTGTCATCCTTGATCGTTGTGCGGGTGAGCTTAAACTACATCCTAAACTGTACATCATTGCATCAGGTAATCGTACCGAGGACAAGTCAGGTGCTAATCGTATGAGTACCAAACTGGGCAATCGTATGCAGACTTTAGTGTTCGACGAGAACCTAGACGACTGGTGTGCGTGGGCATTGGAGTCTAACATCGCAGTCGAGATGATTCAGTTTCTTAGGTTCAGACCTAACCTATTGTCCGACTTTGACCCCAACCGCAGTATCAACCCGACACCAAGATCGTGGGAGATGGCAAACCAAGTGGATACCGAGTTGCCTAGTGATCTTTACTTCTCCAACATTGCAGGTTGTGTGGGTGAGGGTGCGGCGGCTGAGTATACAGGGTTCAAGCGTATCTATGAGGGACTACCTGATATCGACGGCATCTTACTCAACCCAAGCAAGGCGCAAGTACCGACCGACCCAGCGATATTGTTTGCGTTGACTGGTGCTTTGGCTCATAAGTGTAGTAAGGATAACTTCGATAGAGTTACCGAGTACATCGACAGATTACCAAGTGACTTCCAAGTTATGTGTATCTATGATGCTCAGAAAATCAAGCCTGAGATTCGCAATACCAAGGCGTTCATCGCATGGTCTGTTAAAAATGCTAGTGTGTTAATGTAATTTACTTAAGGAGATACCAACATGAATTTAAATCTTACAACCCTTGCATCCAAGGCGATGCTAGTCAAGCTGACAACAAGGCGGGCTAACCTAACCAAGCGTGACATGGTAGCCGAGGAATACCTTCAAGCCGAGCTAGGGGATACGGCGTTCATTGTGAATAAGAAACTATTCCGTGACCCGATGAATCCAATCAATCAAATCATGAGTAAGGCAGGGGAGGTGTACACCTATCACAAACAAAACACATTAGCGTACATTGACAAGGGGCCTCGACTGTTACCTAATGCAAGGTACTTCGACTATACGACTGAGATGCGTAACCGTATCTCTGAGGTGGATGCAATGATGGCTTTGCATATGCCTAACTACGACAAGTATGTACAGCTTGATGTGTCGCATCGTATAGCTCAGGATAGTGGTAAGGCTAAACCAAGTAAGTATATAGCACCGAGTGCGGATGATTACCCAACGGCTGAAGCGTTTGAGCGTGGCATGGGGCACGACATTAGATTCACACCACTACCCGAGGCTAAACACTTCTTATTCGATATCTCAGACGAGGACTTGAAAGCGTTCGAGGATTCGATGAGTGCCGTTCAGGCTCAGGCTAGGGCGGAGGTCATTAGGAAAATGCTCACACCATTACAACACTTGGTGGACAAACTCAACAAGCCTATTGGAACTGAGGGTGCGATCTTTAGGGATAGTGCAATCGAGAATGTCATCGAGGGCTTGGAGATGGCGCAGAAACTTAACATAGACAATGATGAGGAAGTTAATGGTATAGCAGATGTACTGCGCAGTGCAGTCGGTGTGTTCTCCAATAACGGCGATGTGCTTAGGGAGTCTCCAATCGTTCGTGAGAATACTGCTAAGAAGTTAGACGAGATAGCCAAGCAGATGGGGTTCTTATACGGAGGTAATCAATGATTGAACTGAGTGCGTTAGAGGTAGTGCTACTGATCGCAGTAGTAGGGTTGTTGTTCTATAACTATAAGTTGTACAACGATAACAGGGAAATGTGTCGTCATCTCGCTTTGGTAACAAGAACAATAAGCGCCCTAGCGGATGGCGAGGCATCAGTTAAAAGAAACGCCGATGGCGATGTGCAAGTAAACTTAAGGAGAGAGTAACATGGCAACACCAAGTAAGATGGACAAAGCGAAAGCTCAGATTGTCCTAGATCAACCGTTCTTTGCATCAATACTGCTAAGGCGTAAGCTAGTCGAGACCGATAAAATACCAACGCTTGCGGTCAACCAAGCAGGGACTATCTATTACAACAATGAGTTTACCGAGAAGTTACCAGTACCACAGTTAGTGTGGGGCTTATGTCATGAGGTACTTCATGTGGTCGGTCAACATGCTAGTCGGCGTGGGCATCGCAACCCCAAAAAGTGGAACTATGCAGGTGACGCATGGATTAACGACACACTAGATGATGCAGGCATCGGTGAGCGTATACCGCAGACAGTCAACATGCCAGGCTCTAAAGACGATACAGTCGAGAACATCTACAACGCACTACCCGAACAAGATGGTAACGATGACGGCAAAGGTGACTTTGGTCAACCAGGTGGTAGTAACGACGGCTTAGGTGATGACATCATCGAAGGCGGTGACGATGGCAATCCAATGACTGAGGATGAGAAGCGTGAGATCGAAGGTCAGATCAAGGTAGAGATAGCCGAGGCAGCTCAAGCCGCTAAGATGCGTGGTAAGTTGTCAGGTCGTTTACAAGATATGGTTACTAGCATCTTGGATGTTAAGACTCCTTGGCATGAGATACTTGAGAAACATATGGTGTCTCAAGTTAAGCAAGGTCAGACATGGCGACGAGCTAATCGTAGGTATCAGGATGTATATTTACCAAGTACAGACAAGTTACCGCAAATGGGAGAACTTGTGATACAAGTCGATGTATCTGGATCTATCAGTAAGCAAGAGTTAGATCACTACAACGGACATTTACAACGCATCATCGAGCAGTGCAGACCTGATAAGACTCATGTTCTTTATACGGACACCGAGGTTGTGCGTCATGATGAGTTTGATTGTGGTGAAGAGTTTCACCTATCATTCTTTTCTGGCGGTGGGACTGACATGCCTGCGGGCTTTAAGTATTGTGCCGAGCATGGTATTCAACCTGATGTGTTCGTGTGCTTAACTGATGGCTATACCGACTTTGGTGAACCGCAAGACTATCCAATCGTATGGTGTATTAGTTCAGACATGGAAGCAACTCATGGTGAGAACATTCACTTTGAATTAGCTGAGTGAGGGATGGGGGCAATGCCCCCTATTAATTAACTAAAGGAGATATTTATGACAACATCTATTTGGAAAAATGTATTTACTTATGAAGCGTGTAAAGCAACATTTGCTAGGCGAAAGAAAGGCTCAACAACCAAGGCAGTTATGCGTGGTTCACAACTAAGGTATGACGAAGCTAAAGATGAATACATAGTGTCCCTTGCATACTATCGTAATGACCTAATAGACTTGGCATCCGTTAACAAAGACAACATAGCAACTGTACTTAGTACAGGCGATACGATCAGTCATCGCAACAGACTATCAGCTATCTTTAAATGGGAAGTGTATTCGGATTTATCTAATCACCGAACCAATGTAAACCATGTTCGTATGAGGACTAAGAAATACAAATGGCACAACCCCAGCGGAGATAAATGGGAACGAGTATTGTGCGCTACTATGCCTGGTGTCCCTTTTAACTTGGAGAATATCCCATGCAATGTAGGTACTCAGTTCTTAATGACTGATGAGGGTGATGTTAAAGATGTAGTCAACTACAAGGGTGACTTCAAGAAGTTAATAACTAAAAAGGCAGTAGCTGATGCTAGACAAACTTTAGCCAAGGTACGCAAGGTTGTTATGGTTATGCTTAAGATGGGTTCGTTCGATGAGGCAATCAAAACTGCTATGACTAGAAGCTATGTTAAGTGGGACGAGAGCGCAATCGAGCGAATCATCGCAATGCCTAACGATGTGACTGGCTATGAGGCAGAGCAGGCGATACAGTATGCGCTATGCAACATGAACATCCCTTGGCGTATAACACTTGAGGACTTAAGACCAAAAGTATTTGAGACTGCTATGAAGTTACTGCGTGAAGCGTATTACTCAACAGTAGATGGTTGTTATGAATATGTGGATACATCATGTACGACAAAGAACTAATAGAAAAGTATCGAGACATTAATGTTAAGCATGATGAATGGAGTGAGTGGGTAATTACTCCGTTCAAGGAAGCCATGCTAGATATTGGTGTAGATGTTGATAGCGTATTATGGTCTGGGTTTTACAGCCAAGGCGATGGTGCGTGTTTTACTGGTTCAATATACGATTGGGGTAAGTACCTATTGCACCTAGGATACAACAACCCTATACTAATCCAAACGGCGACGGACGAATGGTACTTTAAAGTTTATCATGCTAATAGATATTACCACCACAAATCGGTAAACTATGACAACGAGATATTCCTACCTGACAATCCGTACAACGAGGAGACAGATGCTTTAAGGCATGACGCATGGATAAACACCATGCAACAGTTCGACCTATTGATGTTAGAGCAAGACATCATTAGGGATTTGGAAGACCACATGAAGGAGGTATACAAGAAACTGCAAGAAGGTTATGAGTATTTAACAAGTGATGAGATGGTTATTGATTTTATTAAACACAACTTACTAGAAGAGGAAATTTAAAATGGCTTATGTATCAATATCAAGAGATTTAATTAACGATATCAAGAAAGGCATGAACAACATGTGTAGTGCTGAGGCTGAGTCGTATCCCGAGGCTACTCAAAGTGTATTAGTAGATTCGTTCGATGATCGTGTGATGGAGCTATTGTGGGGTGAAGATAAGGCAATCATGTCATCCATTCCTGTTAGCTTTACACATCAAGTATCGTCAATCAGAGTTAACTTAATTGTGCCTAATGAAGACGGTACAGTAAGTGATTCATGGAAGAGTAGAACAGAGTTTTACATCAAACCAAACGCAGGCGTTTTTGTTGCTCCTAATCGTGAGAGTAATCCAACTGAACTAACAATTAATTCATTGGCAATAGATGACCCATTCGTTAAAGAGTGGATGGATTATAAAATTATAATTCGTGACATTAATCTTAAGTGGGATAAGTTAACAAGACAAGTTACCACATTCATTGAGGGTTGTAAGTCACTTAATGAAGCTCTTAAGTTATGGCCTGATGTTAGGTTGTATATTCCAATCAAGTACATGGAGCGTATAGAGAAGAAGGTTGAGAAGAGCAACGCAGTATCATCTAGCGCAGTAGACGCACTTAAAAATATCGACACAGACTTTGCAGTTGGTGCAGTGGTTGGTGCTCGTATGGCGATGGCAGGTAACAAATAATGATACACGACCCAACGCTTAGTTACGCTTTGAATGATCTCCACCTTCGGGTGGATGAACTAGAGAAACGCTTGGCTCGTATCGAGTCAAGACTTGTGCAACTTATGATTCACTTAGGAGCAGACCCGCATGGCAAAAATTAATTCACCTATCACGGCTAATAGCTACCAAGTCGGTGGCGAACATTACACAAATAAAGGTATCCAACCTTGGGATGCTATGGCGGCTTGGATGTCGCCTGATGAGTTCGAGGGCTTCATTCGTGGTAATGCAATCAAGTACCTAGCAAGATACAAAGACAAGGAAGGTTTAAAAGATGTTCTCAAAGCACAACATTATGTCGCTAAGTTGGTGGAACTCATTACGCCACAAGCCCCAGTTAAAAGAGGACGAGGTAGACCGCTTGCTAAAGCGGGTAAACGGAGGTGATATGAGCGTACTAAACACAAACACAGCAACTTCGTACAAAATAGCGCAAAGCCCCACATCTTATGACATAAACACTATGACAAATAGGATAGCACCTACGAACAGACAAATGATTAGCGTAGATATAGAGAAAGTTGAGAATGGTTTCATCTTAATATCTCATAGGCTAATGACTGAATCAAAGACATTCCAGTGGATAGCTAAAGATATAGATGAACTCAGAGATTTGATTACCGCTGAGATGGTAGACAAAGTATTGAAGGGGGAATGATGAGTTCAATGACAGGCATAGTTAACCCAGTAAACACGTGGTGTTTGTCTAACGGAAGCACCGCCGATGGAATATGTACTAGGTATGATGTTAACCCAACGGCTCTTTATTCCTTTTGTAATGCAGTTGTTAGTGAGTTTGGTACGTTAAGAGTTGAATCTAAGGCTGAAAAGGACAAACTGTTTAACGTTATATCTAGGCATGAGCTTGAGATGAATCGTATGACAGACCTTATTAGAGAAATCAATGCGAAGTATGTAGAACACCAGGAGTTTTTTAAATGGATGATCGAGACGAACAACCCCATATACCAGGAATACTTGAGACACACTACGGTATTACAGATTATGAAGGCATCGCAGGAGAAAGAAGCGAAGGAATGATTGAGGTATCCCCGAAGATAGTTCCGTACAACACAGGCAAGGTATTGATTGGTTGCAACTATTACCCACATGTTAACTACCACAACGAGGATCAAGACTGGGTGCAAGAGATTCTACTTGGCATTGAGCGCAGTAGGCTTGAGGATAATCTGTTTGTTGTTGTCATGTATGCACTTGGTATATACACTGTGCTTGGTCTTTTAACAAGGAGTTGGTATGAATCTTAGCCAAGGCAAATTAGCGGATGGTCTTATCGACGAAATGCTAGAACTAATTCACAAGTACGACGAAACGCTTTACATGGCAACAGTTATTGGATGCGTGGAGTTAGTAAGGCAACAGTTAATCAATGATGCTATGGGGGAAGATGATGACTAAAGAAGAAATAATTGAATTGGCTAGAGAGGCTGGGGGTTACTATTCTAAAAAATATCCTGATGAATGGCGTTTGGATGATGAGGATTTAGTACGTTTTGCCAAACTGATAGCAGAAAAATCAAAGCAAGAGCAGGATGAGCCTTCGGCAACATTGATTGAGCACTACGCATTTACGGATGGTATTGTGCGTTTTGACGGAGTGGAAAACATGGAGCAGTTACCTGTGGGGACAAAGCTCTACACCAAACCACAATACCGCAAACCTTTGACGGATGACGAATTTTTGGAATTGTTATTGCGCAAGGGTAACTCTGAACTTCTCCACTACACAACTTTTGTTGGAGGCTCAATTCAGATGCAAGGGAAAATTGGATTGTTAAAAAGTGCCAAGGTTATTAAAGAATTTATTGAAGAATGTTACGGAATAAAGGAGTAACACATGAGTGAGAAACTGAAACTAACAGTGATCCCTTCTTCAGATCAAAGAGCTATGAGCAATGATTTGATGGACGAAATACGAGACATTATTAGAGCCCCCAAGTATGACCATTTAACCATTGGGCAGTTAATCGGGACGCTTGAAATGTTAAAGATGCACTACTGGAAAACTACCATAGAGGAGTAAGACATGGATAAACAATGCTCAAGTTGCGGAGGGTTTTGCGGTAAATACTGCCAACGAGAAAACATCAAGCAAGAACAGGATTACGGCAGTTTACACGACGTTATGCACCAAGCGGCATGGGATGTAGCAATCCCAGTTGCAGAGGGAGACATCCGAGCATTAAATCACCGCATTCATAAACTTGAAGGTGAGTTAGTTTGCCTAAATACCGTATCACCAATCAAAGAATGGGTAGGGTTGACTGATGAAGATATAGAAAATTGTTTTGACGAGAGTTGTCATCTTAAGGTTGTTGACCCCAAAGGTGGAATCAAAGGAAGTGTAAATATATTTGAAGTAGGCAGAGCGATAGTACAACTATGCAAGGAGCGCAACACATGAATGAAGTACTCGAATATCTATTGCTGATGGCTATTCTTGGAGTAGCCGCTGTGTGGATAACTGCAGTCTTTTGCTTTATGGTTTATTTATTAGGAGTCTATGATGCCGAGACCAAAGAGTGACATCACAGGTGGCGTATATGTAGGTATGCGCATGAGCTTTAGGCAACGAGATATGTTCAATGACCTTGGAGGAACCGCATGGCTAAGAAAATACCTAGATCGACAGCTACTCCAAGAGGAGATACAACTTGGCCTTTCCCCAGGAAACTTCTTACTGAACCCCCCAAACGACAACCAAAAAAGAAAGTAGATACAGAGCAGTATGAAAGGGCGGTATTCTAAACTGGGAGTGCATTTGGTCGTTCGACTCGATGGGGCAGAAACAAGGAAAATTCCCCATGTCCGACATCCTGCATTGCCTTGTTAACCTCCCTCCTCATTCTACTAAAACAAAATGAACAACATTATTACACTTGATTTCGAGACCTTTTATTCCAAAGAGTTTGGTCTTAAGAAATACACAACAGAAGCATACATCCGTGACCCACAGTTTGAAGTCATAGGGTTTGCGTACAAGGTCAACGACGGCAGTTCTAAATGGGTAAGCGGAGACGAGGCGTCGCTGCAGCGGGCTTTACTTGCCCTTCAAATCCACAACAGTTATTTGGTTTGTCATAACATGGCGTTTGACGGAGCAATCCTAGCGTGGAAGTTCGGCATCATCCCTAAGTACTATATAGATACCCTCTCAATGGCACGACCAGTTACAGGTCAATCGGTAGGTGGTTCGCTTGCGGCACTGGCTAAGAAGTTCATGATCGGCGAGAAGGGTACGGAAGTCGTCAATGCTCTTGGTAAACGGCGAGAAGACTTTACCCCCGAGGAACTAGCAAGGTACGGCGAGTACTGCAAGAACGATGTGGACATTACATACACACTTTATCACATACTTAAACAGTTCAACCCGCCCAAGGAGATGTATATACAAGACCTGATGTTGCGTATGTATACCGACCCTGTATTGGTACTGGACAAAGACATTTTGGTTAACCATTTGCACGATGTACAGAACAAAAAAGTTCGCTTGATGGCTAAGATAGATCAGACAATAGGGCGTGAAAGTCTTATGTCTAACCCGAAATTTGCCGAAATTCTGCGAAAAATGGGCGTAGAACCCCCCATGAAAGTGTCTGCTCGTACAGGAAAGGAGGCTTATGCGTTCAGCAAAACGGACACGGAGTTCACCAAATTACTGGAGCATCCTGACCAACTCGTTCAGGCAGTGGTTAGCGCAAGGCTTGGGGTTAAGTCAACGATTGAAGAGACTCGTACCGAATCTTTTCTTGAAATAGCAAATCGTGGCAAATTACCTATCATGCTTAATTACTGGGGTGCGCATACAGGTCGTGCGTCTGGTGGCGATAAGATGAATCTACAAAATCTCCCTCGTGGTGGCAAGTTGCGTGAGGCTATTACAGTACCTGAAGGTCATGTCATTGTTGCGTGTGACTCTGCTCAGATCGAGGCAAGAGTAGTTGCGTGGTTAGCCAATGAACCGTTCTTACTCCAAGGCTTTACTGAGAACCGAGACATCTATTCTGACTTTGCCTCCACAGTCTATGGTCGCACGATAACTAAAGCTGACAAGGTTGAGAGGTTTGTTGGTAAGACTTGTATTCTTGGTCTTGGTTACGGCATGGGTGCTGAGAAGTTTAAGAATACTCTAAAGGTCGGTATGGGCGGTATCAGTTTGGACATCGAGCTAGACGAAGCCAAGCGAATCGTAACGCTATACAGAAGGCAATACTCCAAAATCGCCGAGCTATGGAATGTATTTAACCGAATCTTAGAGGGCATGGCAAATGGGCTGGAGCGTGAGTTCCATCATGGGCAAGGCATACTCCTGACGTTCGACAACAGTGGTGTTAAGCTACCAAACCATACCATGATAAGGTATCCCAATTTAGTCAAGACACCTGACGGATTCCAATACGACAACCGTTATGGGGCTACGAAGATATACGGCGGTAAGTTTGTTGAGAATGTCGTGCAAGGACTAGCTAAGATTGTTGTGTTTGAGCAAATGGCAAAAATAGATCAAGATATGCGTAAAAGAGATAGTCAAGGCGGTCGTTTTAAGGTAGCATTGACAGTTCATGACGAGGTTGTTTGTGTCGTTCCCAAGTCCGAGGAGGAGTGGGCTACGAACTTAATGCTATGGAGAATGAAGCAGGCCCCCAGCTGGTGTCCGACTTTGCCTCTAAGCTGTGAAGCTGCGTCTGGTTTAAATTATGCGGAGTGTAAATGATGCCTACGTTACCAAAACAATGGAGTCATTGGCTAGCAGATAGTCATCTCAGAGACACTAGCCCAACAAAGAAGTACAAAGGTCTTTTCTTTAAAGGTAGAGGACGAGTGTGGCGTGTGGTTGCAGATACATTACAGGTAAGTGAGCCTTATGCGTCTTTCGATAGATGGGCAAACAGTTATGTAGGTTCTGTCCCTATTCCACAAACAAGAGACGAGTTTCGTGTAGCAATTGATAGCCTTTTAGTGATGACTTGGAATCAAAAATGATAATACCCGCTTGGACTTACTCACAACTGAGTACCTTTGAGACATGCCCGAAGAAGTTCTACCATGCTAGGGTAGCCAAGGATTTCCCTGAGCCTCCTACTGAGGCAACCATATGGGGTGAGAAAGTTCATACTGCTATGGAGCATAGGATTCTAAATAAAACGCCGTTACCCGAGGGTATGTCCCAATGGGAAAACATAGCAAAGAAAATAGATAATCTGCGTGGGGAGAAATTCTGTGAAATTCAAATGGCAGTTGATAAAAATTTTCAGCCTGCTCCTTGGGGTAACGCTTGGAGTCGTGGCATTGCGGATGTGGTTGTCAAGCACGATGATCGAGTTGCAATACTCGACCATAAGACAGGAAAGAGAAAGCCAACTGAGCAGCTTATGCTTTACGCAGGTTACGCTTTTGCAACTTATCCCGAAGTCAATGTGGTTTCCACAGGATTCATATGGCTTAAAGAGAAAAAGATTGACTCACAGGTATTTACAAGGCGTGAAGTGCCAATGATATGGCAAGAGTTTGTGCCTCGTGTAGCCAAGTTAGAGAGAGCGTATGAGACAGGTAAATGGATTGAACGCCCATCGGGTTTATGTAATGGATGGTGCGCAGTTAAATCTTGTAAATTTTACAAAGACAAAAGATGAACGATAAAGATATCCAAATGCTTTTAATTGGTATCGGCATTAGATTATTTGCGGCGGTCGTTTTAGCAATAGCGACAGCCTTTTCGGAGATGAAAGATGGCGAGAACACCTGAAGGTAGAGTTAAAGATGATGTTAAGAAGAGGTTAAAGCAACACGATATATGGTATTTCTGCCCGATGCAAAACGGATTCGGTGTAGTTGGAATACCTGATTTTATTTGTTGCGTTAATGGACACTTCTTGGCGATAGAGACCAAAGCTCCTGGTAAAGCTAATAACACCACTCCAAACCAAGACAGGGTTATTAAAGAAATTAGGGAACATTGGGGAACAGTACTCATCATCGACGATGTTGAGATTTTAGATATGTATATTAAGGGGTTGAAAGATGGCAAATAAAGGTGGGCCTAAAAAGGCAGCTTACGACAAGGCATACGAATCTACACCTGCTCACATTAAAGAGCGTGAAGAGCGTAACAAAGCTCGTGCAATTATGATTAAAGAAGGTCGTGCCAAGAAGGGCGATGGCAAAGACATTGACCATATCAAGATGCTTGATGCAGGCGGTAAAAATGTAGCGAAGAATCTACGAGCAGTGCCTGCTAAGACCAACAGAAGTTGGAGAGATGACCACGGCAAAATATACGGCGACAACAAAAGCACCAAAAAATGATCGTCAGACAAGATAAAAAAGCGTTAATTTATAAATTACGCAACCCCTCTAGGATAACAACTGTTGTGCCAACTGCAAGGTTAGTGCAACACAAAGGCGATACGCTAGTCGCTGTGCCCCATCGTCCTGATGAGGTTAAAGTACTACGCAACTTGGGGTTTGATGCGCCTGACCCGATGTCCTACTATTACAAATGGCCTGGTAGGTTTAAGCCGTTCGATGCTCAAGTAACGACGGCTAACTTTTTGTCTATGAACGACCGAGCCTTTTGTCTTAACAGTATGGGACTAGGTAAAACAGTTACATCGCTATGGTCTTACGACTATATGCGTGAGATTAAGTTAGTTAAGAAAGCGTTAATCATTTGTCCACTCTCCACGATGGAGCGTACTTGGGCTGATGAAGTATGGCGGACTTTCCCCCATCTCGAATGTGCAGTACTGTATGGTTCAAGAGCAAGAAGAATTAAGTTACTCAACCAAAATGTTGACATTTATATTATTAACACCGATGGAATCAAAACTATTGAGCGTGAACTCGCCGACAGGGAAGACATTGACCTTATTATTGTCGATGAGATTGCCATGTTCCGCAATGCAGGAACTGACAGATGGAAAACCCTTAACAGTATATGCAATAAACAATCTCCAAGAAGAGTGTGGGGACTCACAGGCGCTCCTATACCGCATCAACCAACAGATGCTTGGGCGCAGTGTCGTATTATTCGACCTACAAACCCAGATGTACCTAAATACTATTCAAAGTTCAGAGACATGGTGATGAGGCAGATAACTCAGTTTATCTGGGTTCCTCGTGAAGATGCTGTTCAAACTGTACAACGCTGTATGCAACCTGCTATTCGCTTTGCATTAGATGACTGTATAGACTTGCCCGAGCAGATTATTACGCATCGTGAGATCGAGATGTCGCCTGAACAAAAGACTGCATATAAAGCAATGCTTGAGAAGTTACTTGCTGAATACGATGGAGGTGAAGTACTCGCAGTCAACGAAGCAGTTAAAGCCAACAAGTTAATCCAAATTGCTTGTGGTGTTGCTTACGATAAACAAGGTGGTGAAATCTATATCCCTAATAAACCTCGCATGGATGCACTAAAGGAAATCATTGAGGAGTCCGAGGGTAAAGTATTGGTATTCGTTCCACTTACAGGAGTGTTAAAGTTTGTAGCAGATGAACTCTCCGCCATTTGGCCTACCGCTATGGTGTATGGGGATGTGCCCAAAGCACAACGAGACGACATCTTTAGTAATTTCCAAGAGACGATAGACCCTCATGTAATTGTCGCTAACCCGACAACTATGAGTCATGGACTAACATTAACTAAAGCTACCACAATCATATGGTTTGCTCCAATACATAGCAACGATGTTTATATTCAAGCCAATGCTCGAGTTCGCAGACCTGGGCAGACTAAAACGACAGTGATTGCTCACATCGCAGGAAGCGGTGTAGAACAAAAGATTTATAAAAGGCTCGAGAAAAAAGAAGCCTTACAGGGGTCACTACTAAATATCATCAAAGAGGAGCAAGAATTAGTATAAACCCCTATCGCAAACAGGTGCAAATCTGTTAACCTTAACCCCCCTCAAGGAAATTAACCATGAAACTTTCAGAACTGGTACAAAAGTACATTGAACTAAGAGATAAAAAAGCAGAATACAAAGCCGAGTATGAGGCCAAGGTATCGAAACTAGAAGTGGTATTAGAAAAGATAGAAGGCACGTTGCTGAAGACTTTCGATTCAGCAGGAATGGACTCGATTAAAACCGAGTTTGGAACTGCTTATACCACTACAAAAACAAGCGCATCTGTGGCAGATAAAGATGCGTTCATGACACATGTGAAGTCCAATGAAGATTGGCAACTCATGGAAATTCGTTGTTCTAAAACAGCCGTTGAGCAATACAAGGCGGAACACGATGACTTACCCCCAGGAGTCACCTGGAGAGCAGAACGTGCGGTTAACATCCGTCGTTCTTAATTTAACCCTAATGGAGAATCACGATGAGTAATATCATCCCTTTCGATGGCGACAATTTGCCAGCTTATTTGAAGACTGCTAACGCATCAGAGACCAACGCCGACTTGATGGCACACGCTGGGGGTGGATTTCCCATCATCAGTATCAAGGGCAAAGTGTTCACTCTTGTAAAAGATGGTGAGCGTACTGTGTTAACCAAAGAGGTTGACGGCGAGAAGATCGCTGCACCTAGCATTGACGTAGTACTTTTGAAAGTTAACAAAGGCACATCCAAAGTTTGGTATGCTGGTGGATACGATGAGAACGCAGAAAATAAAAAGCCTGATTGCTTTAGTAATGACGGCATCAGACCCGATGCTCAAGTTGAGAATCCTAAGTCAAAGACTTGTGCGCTTTGCCCTAACAATCAGTGGGGTTCTAAGATTAGTGACAATGGTTCTAAAGGTAAGGCTTGCCAAGATTCAGTTCGTATGGCTGTTGCAACTGCTGACCGTATCAATGAACCACACCTACTTCGTATCCCACCTGCATCTATTCGTGCTCTTGGAGAGTTGGGTAAAGTACTTGAAAAGCGTGGCGGTAAACGCTTGGCTTACAACATGGTGCTTACTCGTGTCGGGTTTGTCATGGAAGAGGCTACACCGAAACTAACATTTAAAGCTGTTGGTTTACTTGACGACGCATCTTATGCTCAAGTCCAAGAGGTGATTGCAACGGATACAGTACAACAGATTCTTGGCTTATCATTCATGAACGTGGGTGCACCTGTCGCTCAGGAAGAGGAAGAGATTCCAACAGTGACAGTAACTAAAGCTGAGGAGCCAAAAGTTGAGAAACCAAAACCTATTGAGAAGCCTAAGGCGGTTAAGAAGGTTGAACCTAAACCCGAGCCTATGGAAGTTGAAGTACCTGAATTAAATCTTGACGATTTAAACTTCGACGATTAATTAATAGGGGGCACTGCCCCCTTCTCAAAGGAATATCATGAGCTATCAAATTGAACAGAAAAAAGTCATCGGCGTTGTTACTGAATGTAACTTTGCGTTGGACGGTAAAGGATTCAACCACGGTGAGGTTATCCTAGGGCTTGCTGAACTTATGGGCAGAATTATCGTTGAGACATCAGAGACGTCTATACAAGCGAAAGATTTGGCAAAAGTAGCAGTTGACCATCTTAACAACACAATTAAGATTGGCGCTCAAGCAACAGGGAAAAGTAACATATTGACGAGTTGACATGAATACTTTAACCTTTTTACAAACTATATTGCCTGAGGATGGCTACAAGTTTGTTGGGTTGAGTAGAGTAGGACAGACAGGGATTGCCCATAAGGCATACGCATCCTTGGAAGATATGGCTAAAGCTATTGAGTCCTACAACAAACAATCTAATCTGACTGTATATCACGCATGTTGCTCTTATAAAGAGCCAAGTTACTTAGTCGAAGGCAACCCGAAACCCAAGTATCGAGGTGAACCTAACTGGCTAAAGACTAAGTCCTTTTGGGCTGATATTGACTGCGGTCAATCCAAACACGATGAGGGTAAGGGCTACCTTACTAAAACAGATGCAGCTAAAGCAATTATTAGATTCTGCCATAGCAATGGATTTCCTAAACCAATGCTTGTCGATAGCGGTGGTGGTCTGCATTGCTATTGGCCTTTATCAAAACCAATCGGGCCGAAATCGTGGAGAACGATGGCTTCAGGTTTTAAGTCAGTACTGGCTTCTGCTGGGCTTCTTGTTGATCCTACCCGCACTGCTGATCTATCTTCTATCCTCCGTCCTGTTGGTACATTTAACCGAAAGCCTGACAGAGAAATTAAAGAAGTGGTGGTCAAACAAGTAGGGGAAGTTGTATCTCCTCAGGTGTTCAACAATGCTTTACAGAAGGCAATCTCCAAATATAATGCGGTTGTTCACGCCCCAAGTAGTTTCCAATCGTCGGGTTTAAACGATGATCTTCTTGCTCACGCAGCACAGAGCATTGAGTGCTCTGCCGATGAAGTAGCCAATCATTGCCAACAAGTTGGGAAGATGCGTGACACCAAAGGAGATGTTGACTATGAATCATGGCGAGGAATTGTCGGGATTATCAAACACTGTGTGGAAGGTTATGATCTTGCAGTTGAATGGTCATCGCAGCGTTCCGAAACTGGACATTCAAATACAGATGTTTTTACAAGGTACGAGAGTTGGAGTTCAGGCCCTGCGACATGTGAATATTTTAAAAAGTGCAACCCCTCGGGCTGTGCAGGTTGTGTTAACGAAGGAAAAGTTAAATCACCTATCATGCTCGGGCGCATCATCCCAATCGCCAAAGAAAAAGTTGTAGAAGTTATTGACGAAGTTGAGCAGGAAGTTGAGACAGTAGTACCAGCGTTACCTGAAAGCTATGTATACGATCATGGTCGTATGGTTAGATTTATTAAAGACAAAGATGGCATCAATCAACCTTACTCATTTAGCCAATCACTCTTTTACCCCATCCAAAGAATACGTAAATCTGATGGCTCGTTTGCGTTCACAATTAGGATGCACTTGCCCGATAAACGAGTTAGAGACTTTGAGGTTGATACCTCTAGCCTTGCATCATCAACCGACATGCTTAAGGCACTCTCAAAATATGAACTAATGCCAACTAATAACAAGGACGCTTCTATGCACATGACTGCATATATTCGTGACTCCGTTCATAAGTTGATGGCGGAGCAAAGAGAAACCGATACCCTTACATCCTTTGGATGGCGTGACGATATGAGTGGGTTCTTGCTTGGAGACCGCTTGTACCATAAGGATGGTTCTGTTCGTAAAGTCTTTATTGGCGGCGGTGCAGCAGATCATAGAGCTACATACCCACTACCAAGAGGAACGCTTGCCAAGTATTCACAGGCGGTTAACTTCATATACAACAGGGCTAATAGTGAAGCGGCTCAATACGTTTTCTGCAATGTATTCGGTTCGCTATTAGTTCCTTTTGGGGAAGATAGCTACAACGGCGCATTAGTATCAATTAACAGCGGTGATTCAGGTAAAGGTAAAACTTCTGTATGGAGAGCCGCACTTTACGGTCTAGCAGACGCAAACAAACTAATATACGCAGGTAAAGACGGTGCAACTCGTAACGCTCGGTGGGCTATCGTTGGTGTACACAAAAACATTCCTGTTGTGTTTGATGAGATGACAGATATGGACGCTGCTGAGTTATCCACGTTCGCTTACACAGTATCCCAAGGTACGGATAGAGCTAGACTAACAAGCGCAGGCGGTAAAGTCGGGTTTGCTGAGCAACATACTTGGAAAGCTGTGGTTGGTGTAACTGCCAACGAAGACATGCACTCCAAACTAGCATCGCACAATGCCAATACTCAGGCTGAAGCCGTTCGTATGATCGGGATTAACTTTGCTAAATACAATGTCCCAATAATTGACCCTTCTAAAGATGTATCAGATGCGATTGATGTGATGCGTGAGAACTGGGGTAATGCAGGCGATATATTTGTTAGGTATATTGTTCAACACCAACAGGAGGTCAAAGACCTATATGCCAAGATAGAGAATCAGTTATCTGTAATCCTACCTGAGTCTGAGTATAGGTTCTTTAGAGGTCATGCAGCCTGTACTTTAACTGCGGCTAAGATACTTATCGACCATAGTATTGTAGATTTTAACTACCAAGGTCTAGTAGACTTCTGCGGTAGGATGTTGACTGACCTAACAAGCACCGTAACAACTTCCAATATGACTAACCCAGGTGATGCGATCAGTCGTATGATTCGGGAATTGTCTCAACGGTTTATCGTTACTTATGAATACAGAGACTTACGCACAGACGCTAGAGGGCCTGAGGATTCTATTTCTCGCCCCAATGGAGCAGTTGCAGGTCGCCGTGTTCTTGGTAGTAAAACTTATACAGACCCCAAGTATGTTGGCAAGCTGTACATTGCTAAGAAAGAATTCTTGGATTGGTGTGCTAAGAACCGTATGGAGCCTAAGAAACTAACTGAATATGCTAGTTCGCATGGTTGGCTGGTTCCAATGACAGACAAGTTTAATATGGGTAGGGGGACGGCTTTATCGACAGGTAGCTGTTCTGTCTTAGTATTAGACTACTCCGCTATGGAGGGTGCTGTTGAAAAGACCAGTGGGCCAATGCTTGCCTCCGTGACCGATATTGCGTTATCATCTAACGGCTAACAGTTGCCGTTAGCGCCTAAGAGGGTTCCCCCTGAGGTCTTAACTGGCTTCAGGGGGTTTTTTATTTCCCTTGAATAAGCTGGTCAATTTTTGCTTCAAGCCTATTAAAGCGTTGGTCAATGTGGTCTGTAATTCTAACAATTTCTGAATTGGTGACATATTCACGAGCGATCTCCTCTCTAGTGCGGTTTAACAAAATCTCAAGTCGTTTGAGTTCTGCAAACTTCTCTTTCAGAAAAAATGTAATCAGCCCTGTTGCTAGCGTTAATCCGGCTGACCATATCGTATTTAAGTCCATCATACACCCATCGTGGCTAAAAATTGTTTATTTTGTTTAGAAGATTCTACCCCATTGACTACTGAATTTTCACGCTTCTTAGCTGCCATTGGTGCTTTTAACAACTCCGATAGCGGTTGGCGTTTGTACCCATTAGCCACACGAGATTCTTCCATGCGTTTGAATTCTTCACGAGCGTTAGACATAGCTTTATAGTCGCTAGCTCTAGCTGCTTTTACATACTCACCTTTGATCTCGGTCAATCTTGCTTCGTACTCTTTATCGTATTCTGCTTTAACTTTCTGAGCAAATTGTTGGTGTGTAATTTGGTTAGTTGGTAATCCAACAAGCTGGGAAGCTGCGGTCAATATTCCTACATCTTGGGGCTTCATAACCAAGTCCCCATTGCGCATAGTCATACCTTCTTCTGCGAACCTTACAGCTTTAAGTATATTGGCAATACCATTAGGCATAGCCATTTCAATACCTTTGTAGTAATTACCTTGGTTAACCAACTGATACGCATCGGCAAACTTCTCTGCGAGGTTAAGCGATGGGCCAAGAATAGCTAGTGCAGTTTGTTCTACACCTGTACGGCTAGTTAAATCGGGAACTACATACCCACCAAATGGAGACGCAACGTTTTCCATAGAGAGCTTTTTACCTAAAGACTCCCATCCAACTGCACCAGTTACACCCCTTAAAAGCAAATCAGCCGCTACTGGATTACCAATTAGTTTACGTAACTTGTACTCAGGGTCATCAGGCTCGTCAGGTGAACCAAACATCTTCAATGTTAAGAACATTAACTGAGATACAAACGGTACACCAAGTGCTCCACCAACTACTGCCATCTGAGCTGATATAAACGCAAGGGTCTTGCGGGCAACCATACGCTCTTCTTTACTTGCGCTGTTAAAGCTAGAGTGAATTAACTTGCCCAGCATGGAGAGCTGAATAATTTGGAACCTACGGAACTGACCAATAATTTGACCAGTTACGCCTTTGAGTGCTCTTGGAGTGTTAAAACTATCGTAAGAACCATGTGTATCTGATACAACATCGGATGCGTATTGGATTGCAGCTTCGGTACTGGTATTACCATACCGCTCTAAGTATCCACGGTACGCCGCAATAGCCGCCACAGAACGGTTTATTGCTTCAATGCGGTTGGTAATGCCTTGCATTTTGTACATGACTTTACCAAATACACCTTGCTCATGTGAACGTGCTTTGAACTCGGAGTCCATACCAATATCAATTTTACCCATGCCGACCAAACGCTCCAGCATGGCACGTACATCTGCAGGTGCTTTGCTAAAGTCAACATGGTTATTTACATCCTTAAAATTAAAGATGTCTTTGATTTTGGCAATATCGTCATATGCACGGGCAATATGCCTTGTGGCATTAGCGTAGCCAATTCGACCAGCTAGGTAGGGTAAAGATATAGCACCAGTCTGCAACATCTGTTGGAGGTAGAAAGCAGGGCTAAATGTCAGCGACCAAATGTGGTTCATCTGATTGAGAGTTTTAGCAAGAACACTTGGTGTTTTGTAGTCCATACTTTGGGTATGGCGGTTAATCAACTCATTAAAGTAAGGCATAGCCTCACCACGGTTGCGTCTAGCTTCTTCACGCATCTTATCAATAGAGTCATTGATAGCGTCATTGTGTTTCATGGTCGCCAAGAAGTGAGCATCGGCACGACCTGCTGTTGCCAAGTTACGCATCATGTTGGAGTCATATCCAGCAATCTTCTTTTGTTGAAGCGTAAACTTCTTAGCACTATTTTGAGCCACAGTCATGAGGTACAAGTTACCAATCATGTTATCAAATGCTTTATATTCAGGAGACCCTTTGTCTTCTGTTTGGCGCTTCATTAAGTTACGAAGTCTAGCTACTGCAAGGTGCATATCAGAGCCACCAGTGTAAGATGCCTCAGTCTCTTTTGGAGAAGCTTCAACATGGTCGTAGTGTCCAGTAGCTGCAAGGTTATTAGCGATTGCTTTAGCTTCGCCGATTGTGTCTGCAAACTGAACGACGTAATGCGTTGGGTTAGACTGGTTCTCGTCCATCCAAATCTTAGCGGAGTTAGTTGTTCCAACTACACCATGATTACCAACAGGGGCTGCGTTTTCGCCTTTTAGGATATCTTCGTAGGCTTGGTATTCAGCAGACTTAGCCACGACAAGGTAGTTGCCGTAACGAGCCAGGTGTCCGTAAGGAACGGATGGGTCAAGCTCCACTATCTTAGACATAGCCGCTTTTTTATCTGCGGCGACCTGTGCTTCATCGTTTGGTATTCCAAGAGCAAGTCGCTCGGCTTCTGCAAATTCACGGTTTACAGCTTCTTTGGCAGCAATCTGTTTTGCTATTAATGCTTGATAGCCATGTTCAAAATAATTCTTAATTACCTCTTGCCCCTCAGAGGAGAACGCTTTAAACCGTTTGACCAAGTCGTCATCCATAAGGTCGTATATCAGCGTTGTACCGATGCGGTGTTCTTCGGGCATATAGCCCCACTTACCGAGCATCACAGAGTCTTCGATAAACTTGTTTACGCTACTAGCACCAGTACCTTTTTCTTCGCCTTCAAGAGCATCATGTGCTGTTAAGATTTTGTCGATGCGGTTGTTCCACTTAGCTACGTCAGCTTGACGAGCATACTGGCTGGTTAAATACCTAGCCGCAGATGGCATATGCTTGGTAGCAAACTTAACAATATCTTCAGTAATTGCAGACTTAAGAACTATATCTTTAGCCGCACCAAACTTGTTGTGGAGCTGGCTTACTAATCCATTAACTATGACCTTAGTTGGTTTTTGTAGATTAGGTGGTAAACCATCTATTGTTTTTTCTATCCGTTGTTGGGTTCTGTTTTCCCTGAGACGAACGGCAACTTGGCTCCTTTGAAGTTGTCCTGACTCAACATCCCCTGTTTTTTGGGTAATGTTCGGATTAACTTTCGTCTTGCCGCTATTCGCTTTGTTAAGTCCATACTTTGTTTTTTCGACATCGTCATATATTTTCTCCATAAAATCTGCCACATTAGGCAGATGCTCTTCTAAAAAGTCACGACCTAATGAAGTATTGTACGACGCCCATAACTGAGCAAACAACTCTTCTCTAATAGAGTCCCCATCCATATTTGGGTTTTGTTTTCTATCAAATGGGTATACCAAATGCTGAGACAACTCACTATTAGGTTCTGCTAAATAGTGCTCGTGTACCTCTTTAATAATATTCCCCATAGGGATAATCTTGTTGTTCTTAACGGCAACATTGAACTCAGGCAAACTGGAAAATATGCCACCCATACCAGAGCCAAGATCATCTATGGCATGTCCAATCTCGTGGTGTGTTGTCCACTCAGTATTTATAGCATCGTGCAAACTGCCAACTCTAAAGACAATAGCATTTTGCCCGTTGATTTGCATAAAAGCACCATCCCAAGGTACTTCATCGTCAGTTACATACCAAGCTTCAACAGCGTCAAGTACATGAGCCATTCCCCTATTTTCATAGTGAGAGAAAGCTCGAGCAATGCCCGGATACTTTTGGTCAAGTTCAGATAAAGACTTTTCATCCGCTACAAAAGTATTATTATCTTCATCAAGTAAAGTCATTGACCTTGGGTTTTTAAGGAAGTTAACCTTTTCTTCTTTGCCAACCACAACTCGAGTTTGTAAATTTTTATTGGCATTTGGTACAGTAGTTGTAATTGTTTGTGTAACAGGGTTTACCGATCTGCGGTTAATATCTGTAGCCTTAGTGGCTTCGCCATTAATAAAGTTCATGACGTTGTTGTCTTTATCAGGAACTATAAATATAGTAGCTCCGTCCAACTCGTTCTCATGTTCTTTAAGTAACTTACCAAAAGTGGCTTTATCCACGTTGATACAACCAAAAGAATACCTAGAGTTTTGTGCTCCAGGTTCTTTAAGCGCTTGCAGGCGCTTTGGTGCATCTGGAAGATGCGTATATACAGAATGTAGATAAGTTGTAAAGTATTGGTTTTTTGTATCTGGGTCTGTCTCTACTGATCCAAACACGGTATCAAAATCATAGCCTTCAGTACTTGAGGTATGAGTGCGCTTAACCATTGTCCTAAGGCCAGCTGGAGTAATCTTATTAGCATCAAGGTTGTTATCGCCTTTAGCAAAATCGCCAAAGCTTTTTGCTAGTAATACTTTGCTCTTTAAAAGTAGTGTTCCATCTGGGTTAAACACAAACTGCATTGCAGTTGGCTTATCCGTAATCAAAAATAGCTTGTTTGACTTAATTAAATCATCTTTGATTGCTGGGTAAAGAACTTCATACGCCCGTTTTGCCTGCGCAGACATATCTTTAGCAGCTTCCACAGGAACAGGTTGTGTTACTTCAACAGTTCTTGTTTGCGTAATTGGTACAGTTATTGGGATTGGTTGCGATAAGAAACTTGGATTAAATACCAACGCTACGGCTAGTACCCCTTCGGATACTGCTTTAATAATGTCACGGACTGCACCAGCTACGGCTGTTGCACCTTTGTTTATATAAGCGACAACATCGTCTCTTACCTTAGCGGCAAACTCAGCGGTTCCACGCTTAACGCCGTAGAACTTTTCTAAACGGCTAGTCTGACCTTCCGTCAGCTTTTCAATATGCGGGGTTAGTAGTTCTTCAGTAACAGAAGTAACAGGTGGTGTTGTACTCTCTTTGGCAGTGGTAGGCTGCTCAGAAACCTCAGAAGTTTTATTCTGTGTGGCTTCTTTATTAAGTTTAACAAGCTCTGCACGAACGTCACTAGGTGTCCAGTTATCTTTGCCATAGTCAATGAAAGTCTCTCGTTGGTCTTTAGTTAGTTCCGCAAACTTTGGCGCACCAGGGATAGTGTCTGCAACTTTATTCCAAGACTCTTCCGCCAACTCAACATCAGTTTTAATAACTGTGGGTTCTACCTTTTTCTGCTCGCTTGGCTTTTCACTGGTTTTTTCGGTGCTACTTTGTTTGGTAGATTTTTTGGATTCGGCGTTTCCTTTGCCCACCTTTTTGCTACTTTGGGCTGGTTTGCGAACATTTCCCTCATCTGTGCTTTGCTCTTGAACGGCATTTTCTTCCTCTCCTTCTTCATTGTTAGTTACAACTACTCCACTATTCTTATCCCAAGTGGCTTGCTTTTTGCCGTACTCAGCCCAAGCGGCTTTAATTTTCTCATCTAAGTCTTTACGGCGTGGGTCTTTTTCGGGTAAAGCATCTCGTTCTTTGGTGAGCTTTTCTATCTTGTCAAAAGTGGCCTTCGATAAAGACTCCACTGCCCCTTGGCTACCGCCTGCTTCTGCGATAGTTCCCATAGACTGGCCTTCTTTTTCTTCGCCAGAACCGTAAATCTCATCAGATAAAAGTTTGCTTCTATCGCCCTCTTGATTGCCACCTTCCAGTTCTTCCGCAAGAGACTGTGGTTCATCTGTTGTCTCATATCTAGTAGCGTATAGACCTGCTAATTGCTGCTCCCCAATACCATCAGGAAACTCTGCAGACCTATAGTTCTCGGCTTCCCTAACAACTGTTTTCGCTAAGTCTGGGTTTGTAACAACATACTCGCTTGTCTTTGGGTCTAATTTAATACCAAGGCGTTCAAGTTGTTTTTCAACTGTTGATACATTAAGTCCAGTTAACCGGGCGATATCGGCTTGTTTTAGTTGCTCAAGTAAACTTAAACGAACTAGCTCAACACGTGTTTTAGCGTCAACCGCATTATTTCTATTGGTAAGTGGCGCTAATGCTTTTTCAAGCAGCTCACTAATTATTTCAATTCGGCGGGCGCTTGGGATGTGTGAGAGGTCTGTGGAGTAGTATGCTGGCGGGCTAGGTGGTACATTTTGCTGATCCACTGTGGCCTGACTGGCTTG